TGTCAGCTCAGTGACTACGGATCCGGGAGCGCACGTGGATGAGATTCGAACTTGGTTTCAGAACCTTCCTCCGCCTCCCGGGCCGGGTCCAGATGACAGAATTCCAGTCAATACGATTGTCGGACCGTTGGAATCAGTTATACTCGAAACCAACATTGAGTCAGGTGAGGATTACCTCGCCAGGGTTGAGACTAGGGATATCCCAGTCCCTCGTGTCGCTACTCCGATTGGTCCCACCACCCAGGAAGTTCAACATTACACTGATGCTCTTGAGAATGTTATCAGAGCGTGCAAAGGTAGGGTGGAAGGGAAAGCTAAACCATTCAAACCCAGTGACAAAGTATATGCGGGCATTCTATCGGTGCAGCGTGCACTGAAGGATCATGTTTTCACGAAACGCAGAGTTCAGCAGTGGGCTACAGACAATCCTTGCTTGAACGAATTGGTTTCGAAGAAATGGTCCCAACGTACTGTTGAGAATGCTATTGACATGTTGGTCGCAACCTCGGCAAATCAGCATTTTGTCAAATGGGCGGTGTCCATTAAGGATGAGATTCTCGCCAAAGGGAAGGAACCGCGGATGATTATGTCATGCGGCGGTGCCGGCCAGCTCTGCGCTCTTTTGACTGTAAAATGTTTCGAAGATTTGTATTTCGAACATTTTGAGCGGCGCAGTATCAAACACCGGCCCAAGATGGTTGCAATGAGGGAGGTGGCTGAAAAGATGAAATATGGTCATGTCTATGAGAATGACGGTTCAGCGTGGGATGTTACAGTATCCCCGGAGCTTCGTCATGCTTTGGAAGATCCTATTCTGGAACACATTGCGATGTTGTTGTTCAGCCACGGTAACTTCGAGCTCATTACTTGGGATATGCAAGGTGCTGATTTGGAAGATCGCAGGAAGGATCAGTTGAAAGCTTCGTTCAACAAACACGGCGCGCGGGCATCCATCATTGTACGTGCTTTTCGCAAATCCGGCGACCGTGGTACCTCGGCTCTGAACAATTTAGTCAATTTGACTTTGTGGAGTGCGATGGTATTGGACGAACCGGCACAGGTGGTTTATAAACCATCTGCCAGGAAGTACAGGATCAACGGACAAAACACTGATTTTGCGTTCTTTTATGAGGGTGATGACTCTATTGTGAGTTGTGGACAAAGGTTGGATGTTGATCATTTGACCAAAGAATGGGAGCGGGCAGGGATGCGAC